TTGTTTCTATAGAGGATTTCATAATGAGTTACCCCTTTTGAGAATGTCATATTGCTTATCTGCAAGAATAAGCAGCTTTATGTATTGAGAGAGACTTATTTCTAACTCCTTGGCTTTGCCCCTTAAGTATTTCTCAAGAGGTTTTGTAGTTAAGAAGTTGATGTGCTGAGTGCACGGTAGATCAGAGACAGCTATCTTTCTTGCCTCCATGAAGGAAGGGCCTAGCTTCTTTGTAGTGTCGTTTAATTCATCTAGGTCGTGGCAAATATAGTCTTGACGAAGCTTCGTTAAAACTTTGAATTTTGGAGCTTTTTTCGTTGGGCTCTTCTGTTGGGCTAAGTTCAACCCAACAGTTGAAACAGATTTTTGAGATACTTCTGCCATCGTCCACCTCTCTTAGCTTTAAAGGGATGTTCCCACAATAATCACAGGCTATTGTAGATGAGCTCATATAGACTCCTTCCTAGGATGATCTTAGCCATAAAATCCCCTGGTATAGCTCCACCATCGTTGTCTTTATAAGGCGAGTTTAGGTCAACGGATATCGCCCAATCTCTTATCAATTTGAAAGAGTCTAGCTTCTCTGCTTGTGCTTTAGTAAGAGGTACTTTTTCTAGTAAGCGTATTGCTCTAACCACTTCAAGTGGGGCTTCTTCTAGTTTGTGAAGTGGATGAGTTTGTTGTGGGTGTTCTATATAGACTAATGGTTCTCCTGTTCTTTCGAACTCTTCTAGTTCTTGACATAGTTCAAACTCACAGCTGAGACATAAACCATCTATTACAGGGCGTTCTGGATGGAATTCACAGTAAATCATAGTTAATCCTTTTGAAAATGTTTAAAAAGCATTAGTGAAGAGAATGATTGAAGTACTTTGAGATAGTCTTCAATTAGAGATTTCTCTGTGGAGTCTGCCTTATCTATTTGTGTCGAGTCGATTAGATCTTTTATTTGTGCTATTGATTCTATAAGGTTTGATCCTAAAGACTCTATTCGTTCTAAGTTCATTGTTTCGTCTCCTCACGAGAATGATAAGGTCTATTGTGAAGATTAGGATTAGTAGTAAGGTCATGATCTACTCCGTTAAATACCTAGCAACTTCCTCTGCTGCGAACCAAGCGAGAGCATTTGATATGAGTCGGTCATAGTCTTCTAAGTCATCATAAAGACATAGTGCAACTTGTTCTTCTAACTCCTCTTCTTCAAAAGAGTCTTTTATACAGCTGAAAGAGCTAACGAGCTTTATAGAGGTATAACTTAGATCACTAGCTATGTCTCTTACTAGATTTACTATGTCTTTTCTGTTTCGTTTAAAGAATTCGTGAGTATCTGTGTAATAAGTGAACCCAGTGAATCCCCCATCTATTCCATGATTTACAATGTCTCCTAATGTAGAGAAAAGCTCTTCATTCTTATTATCTAAGTCTTCTTTGGTGTGTCCTAATTGTTCTACTACTGCTAGGATAAGTGAGTCTTTCATAAATATCTCCTTTTTTTTAATGTGTCCATCTATAAACAATCTCTAAAGCCAAGGCATATTCAACTTCTTCCCTTGTCTCGAGAGTAGGGATTAACTCTTCTAGAAGGTCTTTCTTTTGAAGAATAGATTGAATATAAGTGCCATCTATCTCTTCTTTTCTTTCTATGTGTATTTTCCTTTCCATAATCTTTCTCCTTTTAAAGTTTTTATCTACTAAAAGCATAACTCAATATATGTAGTAGTCAAGAGCAATCTTTGCAAGAATAATGAGTGTCTGTGGTGTAGAACTTTTGAGGTTCTGATGATCCACATTGAGGGCATTTGTTGGTATAGATGGTTGGCATGTTTTCCTTTTTAGTATCTAACCACTCCGAACAATTCTTACAGAAGGTTAGACAAATACCAGCCCAATAGACTGCATTAGTATGTTGGCAATTCATAGAGACCTGCCTGATGTTAAAGAGACTGTTAGTGATAGCACCATTAGACTAGTGATGACCCCGAATCCTATGATTAACGCGATGCCACTGATAAAGTCTTTCATGATCCACCTCCCTTAGTTATGGATTAATAGTACTATATTCTATGTAGAAGTCAATAGTCAGTTAGATAGTAAGATAATTAAGGTTAGATGATGTGAGGATAGTACAGAAGGGCAAGCGAAGAGAGAATTGTGGGATATGTGATCAGATGTGCAAAGAGATTTGGGGGATATGTGGTAACTCATGGTATTTTCAGGGGATAGTAGAGTAAGGGTATAAGCAAAAAGTAGGCGTATAGAGGTGATTAGGAGGTCACTTTTGGTAGCAATGGGGTAGGAAAGGAGGGGTAGACACATGGAGCAAGAGAGATGAGTGAGTCGCTGAAGTGATGCTGAAGTGATGCTGAAGACTCCACTCTTCACCTCCCCCCTTACAAATACCTTTAAGTGGTATAACCAGAAGAGTTATACCTTTCACCTTCCTCTCTCCTATCTACATTGAGAGGCTAAGGCATGTCCTACTAAAGACCGAATGAAGGCAGGGCATAAGGGGCAGGGACCCCCGTTGGGCGGGATGGTTGGGGCGAACGGAGATCCTACCTCCACCGAGATTTTTACAAAACTTTTACTGGTGAGTGGAGTCCTCAAAATGGAAATTAAGTCTGGAAAAGATTGTTACTTAATTAAGCTACAATTCCCCAATCAAATTCACCCTATTCTTTATGGAGTAGTTGATTCCCCTGAAGAGGCTATAAAGATTCAAAAATATTATATAGAAGAAACAAGTTTGAATGCAGCTGTTATGATTGAGAAATCTAACTATCTAAGTTTTTAAGGAGGTTTAAAGTATAAATCATGATGAATAAAGGGATGCTCAAGATGGACAAGATGAAGATAAAGATCCCTAAGCCTAAGAAGCCTAGGGCTAGTTTAGTTAGTTTTCCTGTTACTGGTTTGCCTAAGATAAAGAATCCTCTCGTTAAGAACTTCAAGATTAAGAAGAAAGTGAAATGAGAGATAATAAATTATACCCAAGAAAGCTTGACAGTGTTGAAAGGGAGATGGTTGCTAATATAGATCTTAAGAATTCTATATTAGAGTTGGCCGATACCATTCTTCCTATCCTTAAGGGGGATGCTAAAGCTGGAGATGTGAATAAGATGTTAGAGAGGTTTGCACCTGCTGCAGTGCTTTCTCTATGGAATGAGATGTTACACGGTAAGGGAGAGAAGACTAGGTTAGAGGCTGCTAAGACTTTATCCTTTATGGCTGGGTATAAGCCTGTAGAGAAGACGGTATCTGTTGAGGGTAATCTTGATAAGATGAGTGAGAAGCAAATAGACGCCTTTTTAATGAATGCTTTAAAGGGAATGTCGAACGAGGAGCGTGGTCAAATCTTAGAAATGGTCAAGTCACCTGGTGAAGAGACTTGGACGGTTGACGTAGACTCTTTAAAGAAAGAGGGTATATGAGTAAGCTTAGAGATGAGAATGGTAAGAAGCTGCGTAAGGGGTATGAGTTTGATAAAGAGACGAAGAGGGCTGAGCCTATCGTCCGCAGTAAGATCAACCATGCTTTAATTAGTTGGAGGGAGTTGCCTTCGGCTAATGGGCGTAAGGTATCGAATGATACTGTAGATCAAGATGATTGGGATCGTATCCAGGGGTTACGAAAACAGAGGCAGGGATCTAAGAATGTTACTTCCTCTGCTAAGAAGTTGAATAGAGAGATCTTCGAATTCCTCCTCAACATGATGTACAAGAAATAATATGGACATTTCTAACATACCTCTAACTTCTAAGAAGGAGTTAGCTAAGGCTTTTATTCTTCGTAAGAAGGTTAAAGAGCAAAAAAGGTTAGAGGATTTTAAACCTTGGGAGCCTGACCAGGCTAATGCGTTTAGAAGCAAAGCCCGTACCAGGATTATTCTTGGAGGTAATAGATCTGGTAAGACTGAGATAGGTGCAGTCGACGTAGCTCATATGTTTATGGGCACTCACCCTTATCGGGAGAATAGGATCCCGATGATTATCAAGGTCATCGCCCAGACATATCCTAACCATATCCATAACATTATTCAACCTAAGTTATTCAAGCTTATCCCCCAGTCTGCTATCAAGAGTCAGAAGAAGAACTCTGATGGAGTAGTAGTTCATATCGAGGGCTACAATGGATCTGTTATTGACTTCTTAGCTTACTCACAGGAAGGGATGACCTTTGAAGGATTTGATGCTGACATGGCTTGGTTTGATGAGCCTCCTCCAGAGAATGTCTATAAAGGCGTTAGGCGTGGGTTGGTTGATAGGCAGGGAACTATTCTATTTACTATGACCCCTTTGTCTGAGCCTTGGTTTTATCAAAGAATCTTCATGCCAGCTGTGCAGGGAGAGTTAAGAAGTACAGAAGTATTCTTTTTATATACCAGTAATAACCCTCATATTGATAAAGACGAGATAGAGGACTTTAAAAAGAACTATACTGAAGAAGAATTAAAGTCAAGACTTTATGGTAACTTTTTACATCTTAGTGGAATAATCTATCCATTCGAACAGAAGATTCACAAGATAAAGTATTTTGACTGGCCGAGGGAATGGCCAGTGTGGATGTCGATAGACCCACATCCTATGAAAGCTCATGCAGTCACTTGGATAGGAGTGACTAACAAAGAGCAGAAGATTATCATAGATGAATTGAAGCTTGCTGCTCCTATCATTGATCTCGCTAAAGAGATTAAGAAGATAGAGGGGAATAAGAAGTATAGAGTAGTTGATAGACTGATTGATACTTCTATTAAGGGGTTGGAGAGGGTAGACCAAAGGGTCATTCTTGCAGAAGCAGGATTGAGATGTAGGTATGCTAAGAAGTATGACGACGTTATGCCAGGTATCCAGAGAGTACAGCAGCTAATGAGAGTTAGAGAAGATTTAGAAAAACAGAAGTATGCAGAGTTAGTCGTAAGAGATAACTGTAAGGGGCATATAAAAGAGTTCATGTCTTATGTATGGGATGATAATGGCCGTCCCAGAAAAGAAGACGATGACTACATGGATAATGTAAGATACATTACTGGGGTTTATCCAAGACATCACTATCATCCAAAACCAGTTAGTTACATAGGAGGGTTGGAAACCTATGGCGGTAGATGAGAGCTTAGTTGATTTGAAAAGAATAGATCTTAAGAAAATCATTTCTTGCAATACAGAGTTGGTTAACTACCTGCAGGAGATGTTAGACATGGCTAAACAGGGGGCCATTTGGGAAGGTATAATCCTGGTAAAAGGTAAAGATGGTAATTGGTATCATCGTACTACAGAGATAGAGAAACTAGCGGAGTTATTAGGCAGCTTAGAATTGATAAAGAACTTCGCGTTGCGTGGAGCTTATAATGGCAAAGATTGAAAAAGTTTCTAAAGACTCTATTGAAAAAGTAGAGTTAATCGAAAGAATTCCTACTACGTCTATGGATGTAGATAGGTTGGCGGAGTTTTGCAGTAAGCAATTGCAGAACATAGAATCTGATAGGAATCTTTGGATAGATCGTAGGAGGATGTATCTTCAATCACTAGATAATTTTGTACGACATGAAAATATGGATGCTCCATTTGAAGGAGCTTCTAAGCTTCATATTCCTGTGACTATGGAAAAGGTTAGAGCCACCCATGCCAGGCTTTTTCAAGCTATCTTTGCTATGCCAGATTCTTTCTATGTGGAGCCACAGGAGAGAATGGATCAAGCCAGGGTTTGGAAGATCAAGCAGTTAATGCGCTGGGCTACTTCTAGGTTTATCAATCATTATGAGGGTATCCAGGATTGTATGGATGAGTTCCTTTGGAACTTTGCTTCAGAAGGTTGGGGTGTGTTGCACCTTAAGTGGGATAGAGATATTAGGAAGGCCTTAGTAGTTGAAGAAGAACTAGTGCCTAAGAAGAAGTCTAAGGCGGATGTTGGGCCTGATGGCACTGTAAAGATGGAACCTTCTGTTAAGTTTGTTGAGAAGTTTAAGTTTGTTAACAGATTTGAAGGCCCAGTCGTAGAGAATATAGAGCCTGAAGATTGTTATTTCCCAGGCATTGGAGATCTCCAGAAGGTGCCTCTAGTAGGAGTTCGCACCAGGATGACCAGGCACCAGCTAGAGTTATACAAAGCCATTAAGTTCTTTGATGCTGAAGCAGTAGACAAAGTGGTAGACCAAGCGGATACTTATGGAGTTCAAGTGCCTTTAGGTGGAGGCACTGGGATTAAGGATACTAAAGGATATAACCAAGGGGTAGAGATAAGTTCCAAGCAGACGATGGCAGAAGACTTTAGGGGTATGCCTTCTGAGTATGAGATAGTAAAGTGTTATTGCTCCTTTGATGGAGACAAGGATGGAATGGATGAGGAACTCGTTGTTTATTTTCACCCTACTTCTAAAACTGTGCTTCGTTGGACTTATCTTGATCGTATTACACAAACAGGTAGACGGCCTGTTTACACTGCAGGTTATATTAAGCGCCCCGGTCGTAATTATCATATTGGCTTATGTGAGTTGCTCGATCCTCTCAATACGGAAGTAGATGCTGTTCATAATCAGAGAGTAGATACTGGAACTCTAGCTAACTTTCCTTTCTTCTTTGTTAGGGCTAATTCTTCTCTACCTAACGAGACTATTAAGTTAAAACCAGGAGAAGGTATTCCAATTGATGACCCTCAATCAGACGTATTCTTTCCTCAGATGGGGAATAGGACTGGATGGGGATTTCAAGAGGAATCTCTTCTATTTCAAATAATCAGTAGGGTGAGCTCTATATCTGACTTAAACCTTGGCATGACTCCTTCTAACTCAGAAGCAGTAAGAAGTCAAGGGCAAATGGCTGCATTATTACAGGAAGGAAATGCCCAGTTAGACATTTCCCTTCGTAGGGTGCAGCGCATGTATGGTCAAATATTAGGGGATCTTCACCAAATGTTGGTAGAAAAACTACCGAGGGACTTTCAATATGCTGTTATTGGTGACGATAATTCTACTATGGCAGGCCCTAATGGGGATATGGTTATTGATATCATTAAAGAACCTAGACGAGATATTGCGGGAAGAGTCAACTTTCATATCAAAGCAAATAGCCAGGCTGGGAATAAAGCTCAACAAAGAACTAATAGGGTAGCTCTATTCCAACAGTTGATGAATCCTATGAACGTTCAGATGGGGATCATTACCCCTGACAATCTATATGAGATGAGTAAGGCTCTCATAGAGGCGAGTGATGAACTAGAGATTAATAGGTTTATTACCAAACCTCAGAATGCCCCTAAACCTTTGTCTTTGGAAGATGAATTGTATCAGATAAGACAAGGTATAGTTCCTGAAATCCCACTCAATGATGTCCATGAAGAGAAGATTCAAGCCATTCTAGCCTTCATTTCTTCCCCTCAGGTGCAAGAAGGAATCAAATTAGGTACATTCACTATGAATGCTCTAATAGCTGCTGAACAAGCAGTGCAAAAACATCAACAATTTATGCAAATGATAAAGGCTCAGACCCAAGCATTTCAGAATAATACAGGATCCCAGATCCCCACAGGGGTAGTCAATAACCGTGGAATGATGGGAGCTCAGGGAGCTGGAGCAGGTGCACCTCAACCTCCACAACAACAAGCTCCTCAAGGGTAAGTTATGAAAGAATATGAGTATACAGATAGGGAAAAGGTATTTCCTGAGAAAGTTAAGGAATACACATCTAAGAGCCCTACTACAAAAACTTATAAGATCATTAAGATCTTAGAAAATCAATAGGAGTATTTCATGTCATTCGAGATAGAATTAACAAAAGACCCAACTAAACAGGAAGCTTCTCCACAAGCTCCTCAGATGCCAGATTTTAGTGGACTTAAATCTGAAGTAGATAATAAGTTTGATGTTATTTCCCAACAAATGGAGATGATGTCCGCTCATATGAACAAGATGAATGAGTTCATTATGCAGCAGGCACAACAACATCAGGTTCTGGATAGAGCGCAAGCTCCTGAAGATAATGAAGAAACTTGGTGGGATGAGTTCAAGAATAAACCTAAGCAAGTCATCCAACAGCAAGCTGATGAAATTGCTTCACGTAGAGTGGCGGAAGAAGTCAATCGAGCGAAGAGTGAGATCAGATCTGAGTTCCAAGTTAAGGCAGAGATCGAACGTTATGACAAGATGACTGTAGAAAAGTACCCTACACTGCTAGAAGTAGGCTCTCCTCTTAACCTCGAGTACAAAAGAGTGATGGCTGAGAAACAACAACGAGACCCTAACTGGGCTCAGAGACCTGAGGCAGTTTATGATGCTGCTCAGATAGCTTTTGCACGTTTAGTTGAGAAAGGTGAGATCCTTCCAGAGGCTTATATTGATGAAGTTCGTCGTGTTAACTCTGTGAATCAGAGTGTTGGAGACTCTTATTCTCCTGGTGGAACTACTTTCCAAGGGCAATCTGGTAAACCTAAGTTATCGAAAAGCCAACAGATTTGGGCTCAGAAGCTAGGTATCCCTCAGGAAAGATATATGGGAGCTATGGGGAGGATTAGACACCTAGGAACCCTAAATAAGTAGCCCCCTTGTAGCTTACAAGATATTCAAAATGAGTAAACTTATTACTAAAAGGCCAGCTCCTTCTAAGCAGAGTAAATTTAAACCTAAAGATAAGTTGCACGTAGAAGGGCAAGACGATAATTTCAAATATAGATGGATTAGGGTTCGACCAGACGCACCAATCTTTGGTGGAAAAGATGTAAGAGATTGGGAAGTTGCTAGAGAAGGGGAGATTGAAGTAGAGAAACTATCTCCTTTTGCTATCACTCCTTTGGACAGTACAAGACGTCAAGGAGATCTAGTTCTAGCAAGAATGCCTAGGGATTTAGCAGACGAAAGAAACTTGTATTACCAAGAAAAAGCTAAGTTACAACGAGAAGCAGCTCGTAAACCTGCTGAAATGGGAGAAGTAAGAGGATCAGATAGGAAGTATTTCACTGGAAGTTTAGAAGACGATAATGTGTAATTTTGGAGGATAGTTAAATGCCTAACGTTGATGCCCCTCACGGGTTCAGACCGATTAGAACTGTAGATGGTGGATGTATTATTGCTAACGAACATACATTGTCCAGCACCAATGGGTCTATTGGTATCGGAGATTTAGTTGTTGTTGACACTAACGGAGTTGTTACTGGTCGTGCTGCAGCAGCGGCAGCGGCTGGTACTGTCCTTGGTGTTTCTGCAGAGCCTAAAGCAGCTAACGCTGGTGGAACTATCCTTGTTTGGGATAGCCCGAACATCGTGTTCGAGGGGCAAGTGGATGATACCACTGGAACTGCTACGGCCCAAACTTGTGTTTATGCAAATATTGAGATTATCAACACCGCTCCTAGTGGTGGGATTTCTCAGCAAGAGCTTGATGAAAGCTCTGCAGCTGTTACTGCAACCCTTCCTTTTAAGATTATTGGGTTGCACAAACGAGTTGGTAATGCTTTTGGTCAATTTAACTGTTTAGAAGTTGTACTCAATAAATCAGTTCACAGAGCTGGCGGTGACGGAGCTACTGGAATCTAACGGAGGTTTAATTAAATGGCGCTTCAAGTACGTACACAGTACGGTGACTTATACATGGCAGATGCATTACCCTCTATTTATGAGGTAATGCAAGACGAGTTTAGACTCTACCCTGACATGATCCCTCAACTTTATAATGTTAAGGGGTCCTCACGAGGTATTGAGCAATCAACCACGATCACTGGATTTGGTCGATTTGTTCAAACTTCTGAAGGTCAGCCATTTAACTCTGATATTGCCTATCAGCGTTTTGATAAGACCTACACTCATCTTAAATACACACTTTCTTACAGTGTGTCAAGAGAGATGATTGATGATGATGAGTTTGGGATTGTTAATAAGTTCTCTCGCTCTATGGCGAAGAGTGCTGTTAAGACTCGTCAAATTCTTGCTTCAGATCTTTTCAACGAGGCTTTCTCTGCTACTAACTTTACTGGTGGTGACGGGTTGGAACTTTGTTCTACCTCTCATACCTTGGTTGCTGGTACTGAGAACAACGAACTTAGTACTTCTGCAGATCTTTCCATCACTTCTCTCCGTCAGGCTTTGGTTGACATTGCTGAAACGGTTGACGAACGTGGAGATCTTCTTATGTTGACCGCTAGAACTCTGTTGGTTCCCGCAGAGTTGATTTGGGATGCTATCGAAATCACGAAATCTAACCTTCGTGCGGATACTGCGAATAATGCTGTTAACGCTTTCCAGATGGACGGTATGCTTTCTCCTATGAAATGGACGTATCTTACCGATCCTGACGCGTGGTTTGTGATCTGTGATCAACATGATCTTAACTGGTTTGATCGTAAGCCCCTTGAGACTGAGTCCTATGACGATTATAAGACTCAATCGATGGTCGTTCAATCTTCCTTCCGTTGTTCTCGTGGATGGAATGATTGGAGAGGTATCTTCGGATCGCCTGGAGCTTAATACAGAAGATTGATAAGTTTGTCAAGTTATAGCGTAAGGATGTACCTATGGGATTTTATAATCCAAGTGACTCTGTGGTTTATGCATCGTTGATCCAGAATGGAATTAATCCTAGCCCAGGAGCACGTATCTTCTATGTGAATGGAGGAACTGCTCTAGCTCCTGGAGCTATTGGTGGATCTAATGGTAATAGCGGACTTTCTCCTCAAGAGCCTTTTTCTACTATTGATTTCGCAGTAGGTCAATGTACTGCAAATAGAGGAGATATTATTGCAGTGCTTCCAGGGCATACTGAGACTGTAACAGCTGCAGCAGGACTTGCGCTTGATGTTGCTGGGATTGTCTTGATTGGGTTTGGTTCAGGGTCTAATCGACCTACTATCAACTTCACAACTGCTACTTCTGCAGATATGGATGTTGATGCCGCTAATATCACTATGATTAATTTCTTGTTTACAGGTGGTATTGACGCGTTGGTAGCTCCAATAGACATAAATGCCGCTGATTTTAAGTTAATTGGGTGTGAGTATAGGGATGTTACTGGTGAATGCACCACTTGTATCTTGACTGATGCAAACGCTAGCAGACTTCTTATTAAAGATCTGTTTTACAATGGGGCTACGGCAGCTGGTACTGGAGCAGGTATTGCGATAGTTGGGGGTTCTGACATTACTATTGATGGTTTGGTTATGGACGGTAACTTCTCAGTTGGTGGAATTGATATTCGTACTACAGCTACGACTGATTTGTTAATTAAGAATGTTCATTCATTCCGTACCAGGAATGCTGCTGATATCTTCCTTGTGGATACTATTACTGCTTCTACTGGTCAAATTGGTCCTAATATCTATCTACGATTGAATGACAATGCTGCTAATATTACTGAAGCAATTACTGGGGCTACTTTCGTAGTTATGGATAACGTATATGTTGTCAATCTAGCTGGTGAGAAGGCCATGTTGATTAACTGGACTGCATCTACTGATGCATAATGAGGTGAGAATAAATGTCACGCACTAAGATCATAGGTTATTTACTTGTTCTAGCTGCAGTTGTAAGGATTGCAGTTGATGCTCTTGATGGTGGAGAGTTTAATTTCTCTTCCCATTGGGCTGAGTTTACTCAGGCCTTAGCTGGAGCTGGAGTGGTGTTCTTTAGATCAGCTATTGAGAAGCTAGAGAAGAAGCCTGAATAAAGAGCGATTTTTAATTTCAATATAAAGCACTAGCGGGATTGGGCAATAGCCTGCCCGCTATTTTAGTTTATCGGAGGTGAGATTCAATGGGCCTTTTAAAATCAAAAGATGGATATGATATAGTAACTTTCAATGGGCTCACCGCCACTACTGGTATTGCTGGTACTGTAGTGAATGTGAAGACATCACAAGCTGAATTGTATGGGTATCACCTCCATAATAATGCTGCCGCTGTTACTTGGGTACAGTTGTTTTTTAAAGCTGCTGCAGACGTAACGTTAGGAACTACTATTCCTGATGTGACTATTAAGCTTGAATCAAATGAATCAGTCAGATTTTTCACTGAATATCCTATTCGAGCTATACCAGCACTTTCAGTTGCTGCTACTACAGGTGAAGTTAATAATACTGGAGCTGGTACTGCATTAACAGGATCTTTCTTTTTAGCCAAGGATCTTAACTAATGAGTAGAGTGAAGACATTGACAATGGGAGGCTTTAGAAAGACCCTCGATGGCACTACTCAGAGGCTTTCTAGTACTACTCTTTATGTCACTGAATTTGAGATATACTCTCTAAGTACTAATGCAGGTAATTACTATCTTGGAGATGAGAATGTCAGTGCTACAGATAATATCCCTAGGGAGCCTGGTTCATATAGGACTTTGTTATCTGAAGATATAGGGATGGAATCTAGACATTTTGATCTCAATCAAGTCTTCGTATTAGGTACTAATAATGATGTCATAGTTGTAGAGTATAGGAAGAATACAGCTAATGGGTAATATATACATTCCACCAGACAGTGGTGGCCCTGGAGGGGGCGGAGCTGCTTTATCAGCTGGTACCCAATCAGTAAGTACTGGTACTGTTGTATTTGCCAATAGTAATAATATTACCTTTGGGATGTCTGGGTCTAACCAGATTACTGCTTCTTTTAATGAAACCCAGACTGTAGCACCTATAGCCACTGCTGTTAAAGAGATTCAATCGGCTGGGTCTACTGGTACGATCACTAGGTTTGCACCAGAGGATCATGCTCATGCAGGGCTTAATCTTTTTCAGATTAGTGGGAACACTGCTAACACTAGTAATATAGTGCAAGGAAGTATCTATTTAGCTGGTGGCAATAATATAACTTTATCTCAAGTGTCAGCTGTAGGAAAAGCTACAGTCACTATTTCTGCTGCTAACCAAACCGCTCAGACCCAGAATCTACATAATGTTACTTTGTCTGGTAACACTGCTGGAGTAATGGCACAAGTATCTAGCGGCACTATGACGCTAGCTGGTGGGAATAACATTACTTTATCTCAGAATGGGAATGCTATAACTATTTCTGGACCCAATACTGTAGCACAATCTGTAGAGTCCCAATCTATTGGAATGTCCAATTTAGGTAATACTAGTGGTACTACAGGCATTGCTTCAGGAGGTCAAGTTAGATTTGTATTTGCTGGTGGTGATAACATCACCTTATCTCAATCGTTGAATGGGGCTTCTGGTACTATTACTATATCAGGTGGAGCAGGTGGAGCCGGAGGTGGGTTCACTGGAGGAGTCTCTAATCTAGGGAATACTTCAGGAGATACTGGGGTAGTAGGATCTAGGGTAGTGTTTGTAGGTGGAAATAATATTACTCTATCTCAGTCTACTAATGGGCAGTCTGCAACTATTACTATATCTGGGGTCTCAGGGAACAATTCTGAGAATAATATCCAAGATGTCAGCCCCTTTCGTTCAGCAGGAACTCAAAGTTCTTTGTTTGCCTACGCAGACCATCTCCACCCAGGTCTGGTTAAAGCAGGGATATCCACTCAAGGGAATACCTCAGGGTCTAGTGGATTAAACTATGGAAATTTAGTCTTTGCTGGGGTTAATAATATTACATTATCCGCATCTACAGTGGAGGACGATGGTGTAACTATATCTATCTCAGGGCCTACTATTGCGGCACAATCAGCCGAATCACAGTCTATAGGCATCTCTAATCTAGGTAATACTAGTGGTACTACGGGAATTGCTTCAGGGGCTCAAGTACGGTATCTATTCGCAGGAGGTAATAATGTTACTTTGAGTCAGAGTATCAACGGGGCGTCTGGCACGGTAACTATTTCTGCATTTAACCAGACTGCAGGGTCACAGACACTTGGGATCTCTAATCTTGGTAACACTAGTGGTACTACTGGTGTAGTTTCAGGAGATCAAGTTAGGTATCTTTTCGTCGGTGGAAATAATATTACTCTATCTCAAAGTTTAAATGGGGCTTCTGGGACAGTAACTATATCTGCTGGGGATGGAGCAGGGGGTGGGGCTTTCTCAGCAGGGATATCTACTCAAGGCAACACTAGTGGTACTACAGGATTCGTTGGATCTCAGATCCAATTCGTAGGGACTAATGGAATAACCTTATCTCAATCTGTTAATGGGAATTCTGCTACTCTTACTGTATCAGGAGCCCCTGCTATTACTGGAAACCAATTCTATAATCTCACTGGTAGTAGAGCTGCGATGCAGGCTTCTAATGGAATGGTAGCCTTCCAGCCTTTCTACATGCCATTTCATATGACATGCTCTACTGTTGGGTTTGATTTATCTATAGGGCAGGTTTCGAATAGTACAGCCGGCATTTCTTATGCGATGGGAATATATACTTTAACTGGAAGCACCCTTTCTCTAGTTACAGGTTCCAGCTATTCCTCCACCTCTTCTTGGACTAGTGGCAGTGGAGCATCTAATGACTGGGGAGGAGTGAGAAGTTTAAGACACTGGACTGCAGCACAAACTTGGAGCTTTACCCCTGGTTATTATTGGATGGGGAATTGGGTGAGGTCTACTAATGCTGGAACTTATTCTTGGTTTGGAGTACTTGCTAACCAGTTAGTTGGGGTACAAGGAGCTGTGAGTAACGCCACTAAGGGGCACTCATTAGGATTAGGTTATGATCAGGTGTCCACAGCTACTCCTTTTAAAGCTTCTGTGGCAATCTCTGCTATTACTGGAGGTGGAGCTGCTCAAGTGCATACTCCTTTCTTCTATTTAGTAAACACTACTGTTTAATTTGGTATATAATATTTTGATGAAAAAACAAATCGTAGTAGAGAATTCAAATATTGGTTACCATAATCTAGACCTACAAAAAACTAATGATAGATTGATGAAAGGTCAAACTTATAAAGATCTTTCTACTATCATGGTCGTACCTTCCAGGGGTACGATGCCTACTAAAGTAGTCCAAAATTGGATGAGTTTGATGCCTCCAATGAACCAGAAGTTCACCAGGATCTTTATGGTGGGATACGAAGTAGGGGATGCCTATAATCAGGCTATTCAAATGATCCTTGACAATCAAGAACTATCAAAGTGGAAATATATCCTTACTATGGAAGATGATAATATGCCTCCCCCTGATGGTATATTGAAGTTATATGAGGGTATTAAGGAGTATGACGTAGTAGGAGGCCTTTACTGGACAAAAGGTGAAGGGGGGCAGCCTATGATCTATGGGGACCCACATAGTATTCCTCTTAACTTTATTCCTCAGCTTCCTAAGCAAGGTCAACTCCACTGGTGTAATGGTTTAGGTATGGGATTTAACCTATTTAAGTTAGATATCTTCAAAGACACTAGAATCCCTAAACCCTGGTTTAAGACCTGCCAAGAATATACCCCAGGAGTTGGATGTAAAGCTTATACCCAGGATCTATATTTCTATGAAAATATCCGTAAATTAGGGTATAGAGTAGCTTGTGATACTAGGATCCTAGTAGGACATTACGATGTAAATACAGATATTTGTTGGTGATCTAATGATATACGGGTTTACGTGTGGAGCTTTTGATCTTATTCATCCAGGGTACATAGACCTCTTTAAAGAAGCTAGAGGCTACTGCGATCATCTTATAGTTGGTATAAATCTAATAAGTAAACATGGAAGAGTTCACTCTCCTTTAGACACTAGGAAGATCTTAGAAGCTATAAAGTACATAGATCAGACATTCCTATATAAGGGAGAGAAACAATTATTAGATAAATTAATCTCACTCAAGAGCCTTAATCAGCTTCATATAAGATTTTTAGGGGATGATTATATTGGAAAACCTTTCACTGGGGAGGAATTAAACATACCTATTCATTATGTTTCTAGACAACACGGACTTTCCACTACAAAATTAATAGGGTTAGTAAAAAATCTATGAATAAAGTATTAATTACTGGGGGATGTGGGTTTATAGGGCATCATCTTGTAGAACATCTTTTAAAGAATACCGAGGATCAGTTAGTAATTTTAGATAGATTGAATTATGCTTCAAATGGGTTTGATAGATTGAGAGATATAAAAGCCTTTAAGGAAGACCGAGTTCACCTATTGGCTGCAGATTTTACTTTGCCTATAGAGATGGGATTAAAGAGTGAGATTGGGGAGGTTGATTATATAGTACATATGGGAGCTGAGACCCATGTAGATAACTCTATAGTTAACCCGGAGCCTTTTATTAGGAGTAATATTATTGGTACAATGAACTTACTGCAGTTCGCTCGTTCATTGAAATCATTAAAGAAGATGATCTATTTTTCTACCGATGAGGTGTTTGGTCCAGCCCCAGAAGGGGTGGCTTATAAAGAGTGGGATAGGTATGATTCGACTAACCCTTATTCAGCATCTAAAGCAGCAGGAGAAGAGCTGTGCCTCGCTTGGGCAAACACGTACAAAGTCCCGGTAGTTATTACACACACTATGAATGTTTTCGGAGAAAGGCAGCACCAGGAGAAATTTATTCCAAAATGTATAAAGAGTATTTTGAATGGCGAGAAGATCTTGATTCACAGCAATCCCAGCAAGACAAAAGCTGGTTCACGTTTTTGGATACACGCAAGAAATGTTGCATCTGCGGTGAGCTTCTTGATGGAAAACGGTGGAATTAGAGATAAGTATAATGTTGTTGGAGAAAGAGAAGTAGATAATCTGGAGATGGCCTCCTTAATTGCAAAGATAATTGGGGAGCCTCTTCATTATGAAATGGTAGATTTTCATTCTAGTAGACCAGGACATGACCTTAGGTATGCCTTGGATGGGACTAAATTAAAGGAAATGGGATTTGAATTACCAGTCAATTTCATTGAGTCTCTAACAAGAACAGTCAACTGGTTTATGGAAAATCCGAGGTGGTTAAATGACTAAAAAGAGTAAGATAAAGGATTTAGCAAATGTTGAGCAGAGCCCAATAAAATTAGATCTTGGTTGTGGTAATAACAAGGAAGATGGTTGGGTTGGAGTAGATAATATAAAGACAGAAAAGACTGATGTAGTCCATGATTTAGAGACATATCCTTGGCCTTTCAAGGATGAAAGTGTTGATGAAGTTAAGATAAGTCATTATATAGAACATGTCAAGGATTTAATTCCTTTTATGAATGAGCTTCATCGTGTGATGAAGAAGGGAGCTAAATGTAGTATTGCAGCTCCCTATTATACTTCTATCAGATGCTGGCAGGATCCTACACATGTACAGGCTATCAGTGAAGCTACCTTCATGTATTACAACAAAGCATGGAGAGAGGCTAATAAATTAGATCATTATGCTATCACTACTGATTTTGATTTTCAGTATGGATACTCCTTGGACCCAGTGTGGTCTAATAGATCTGATGAGGCAAAGCAGTTTGCAATAAAGCATTATTGGAATGTGGTATCCGATATTTTTGTGACTTTATTTAAGAGGTAAGTTATGTCGATAACAGCGTATACTCCTACTAAAACTTATGCAGACGGGCTTCCTTGGACTGCTGCTAGGATGGATGCTTTTGTAGATGCACTAGATACTTGGCTTAATGCAGAAGTTGAAACAAAATGTGCAGATAAGACCGGCACTGAGACTATATCTGGGTCCTGGACATTTAGCAACCAGATTACTGGGAGTGGAGGGTTAAAGTCTGGAAATAACACCATTACTCGAAGTGATGGGGATGTCTGGACTCTACCAGATGCAGGTACTCAAGATTTTGTAGGAACTACCGCTACTCAGACCTTATCAGGTAAGACTTTTTCTGGAGCAGATTCTATACTTCTTCCTACTAATGCTCCTACTGCCAACCGCAGTATCGCCTTAGTCTCTAACGTACTCCAAATTCACGACGGAACTTCAGCTAAAAGTTATCTAAGGACAGATACTTATAATGAAACTACTTATAGCACAGGAGCTATAAGTATAGGTACTACGGTAGCAGGGGCTTTTGGAGACGTAGATGCCACTAATGCAAGTATTACTTTCACTGTTAATTGTACTGGTAGATATAAAATAGAGTTTCATTTTACTCATCTACTTGCAGCTAACGCCGCAGGAGCAGCTAGTACAGGGACTGTAAGATGGAGATTGACAGACGGAACTACGAATAAAGAAGCTATAGAAACAGGCCTTATCCATGATGGAGATGTTGGTAATACGGGAGCTATCCGTATTCCAGTTACTATGTCTTCTGTATTTAACTTTACCTCAACTGGTAGTAAGACGATTAAGCTTCAATATGAGAATATTACTATGACTGCTATAGGCACTAACCAGGTGTTGAGCGCTTCTACTTCGCCTTTAGTGATGAGGGCCTATAGAATAGCTGACTAACATGTATACAAAATAGGCAGTTTCTATACATATTACAATAACATGTATAAAAAATTGAGAATTTTTAACATATGGCTACAGAAATCGCATTAAGAACCTTCGAAGATATCTTAAATGAGATCATTAGAAGGGGTAAAATTGAAACTAGTATTGATACTGTAAATGAAGATCATTTAACAGCACTTAAAGGGTTTGTCAACACTCATTATCAAGAAATAGCCTATGCTCGTACATGGAACTGGAGGGAAGAATCTAGGCTTTTAGAGTTAACCCCTAAGTATACTGCTGGGACTGCCTCTGTTACTAATGCCTCTAGAGCAGTAACTTTATCAGCTTCAGCATCAATAATAGAAGTAACAGATAACTTTGTAGGTAGATACTTTCAAGTAGACGGGGATACCCAATATTATGAGATCATTTCTGTAGATACTACTAATAGAGTCTTATATCTGGCAGCTTCTTATATAGGCACAACAAACGCTGCAGCTACTTATAAGATCTTTAGAAGTAAATATGGGTTATGGCCAGACTTCGCAGATCTATATGATATAAGGCTTTGGGGCACTATAACTAATAACCCATTGGGGGTTTTAACTACAGAAGAGTACGGGAACCTTACTGCAAAGTTTGGACCAGGAGAGGGGCAATACCCAACTCATTACTATATAGGGGACCAAATAGCTTACTCAGGCCCTACTATGGGGGCAAACTTTATTATGGGATATGACTTCATGGGAAGTCCTAATAATCTATCTTTAGCTTTCTACCCAATGATCCTATCTCAGAAAATAGTAGAAGTCAAATATGGGAAACAAGTTCAGAACTTAGTAGAAGATACTGACGAACCTCTTATTCCTAGAGATAAAAGGCTTATTTTAGTTTACGGGGCTTTAATGGATTGGTTTGCTACTCAGAGAAATGAAACAGCGCAAGCCATCTGGAAGGCAATGTATGATGAGACGCTTAGGAAAATGAAAGCTGATTTTGATAAAACAGTTTCTAGACCTAAGCTAGTTGCTATTAACCCTTATAAGAGAAGAAGCCCTTCACTACCTATTAGATTCATCACAACGGAGGATTGATAAATGGCTGTTAATTTATATCAATCCGCTAAGAGGAAGACAACAGTAGTCTCTATCTTCCCTGCAGATAAAGGGCTTAATAGCTCTTTACCGTTAGTATTTCAACCTGCTGATGCATTATCTATAAGTAATAACCTTATCCATACCACCAGTGCTAGCCGAAGAACTAGGCCAGGAATAGAGCCCTACCATGTATCTGGTATGGGATCTGGAAGTAATGTAAAGCTTATAAAAGATTTCTGGAGGACTAGTGGTAGTACCCAGAATCAACAAGTAGTAACTATAGCAGACGGTAGAATTTATGCAGATAATGCCAATGGAGTATTCACCCAAATAGGATCCATTAATTCCTCTAGTAATTATATTGGAGTGTCCGCTGATACTTTAGTAGGGTTTACTATCATAGGAGTAGAGGGTCAAGCTCCATTAGGGTATATACAGAGTGGGAGTACGTTTGAACTAGAAGGATTTCCTCCTAATGGCTGGATAGTGAGGAAACATAAATCTAGCTTTTATATAGCTGGTGACTCATCCACACCACATTCAGTGTATAAATCAGATACAGAAGACCCTGAAGATTGGCTTACTGGTACTTCTGACCAAATTAATATAGATTTAGGTGCCTCTGATCCTTATGGGATCACTGCACTTTTCCCAGATATATTTGGAGACTTATATGTCGCCAAATGGGGATCAATATACAGACTTACTACCAGTACGTCCCCTATCGCAGTAGTTCCAGTAATAAATACAATAGGCTGCCTTGGACATAACGCTGCAGCAGCTGTGCAGAATGACATCATTTTTCCTTCTTATAGAGGCTTGCATAGTCTTTCTACTACTTTGAATTACGGAGATGTAGAGACTTCATTCTTGTCATTCCCTGTACATGATATTTGGCAGAATAGAATAGATTTTTCTAGAGGTAAAGAGATATCTGGAGTTTTTATCCCTGAATATAACTCCTATTTAATGACTTTCCCTAGGAGGGGAGGAGATATATGGGACCTTTTAGGGTATAATACTATTACCAAGGATTTCTTTTATTGGGAAGATTTTGGAGCTACTTTTTTATCTACTTTCATAGATGCATATAAGAGGACCAGGTTAATTATTGGTACAGAAAATGCGAATGTAGGCTTGTTAAGCCCATTGGAAGACGAGACTTTTACTGATTTCTTAGTTGCGTTTAGTTCATCATTCACTACCCCTAGGATCTTTCCAGGGCAACTTCCTGGAAATACTTGGGGGTTTAAAAATCTCACTGTATTTTTTAAACCAACTAGTGACACAATAAATGTTACTGCTCAGGTGGATGATCAAAATTTAAAAACTTACGAAATAAATTCGGTTATCACAGGAGGAGAGTTAGGAGAATTTCTTCTTGGTGTAGACACTCTTGGAGGTGCATCAGATCTATCAAAAGTTAGTTTACCTCTTAATGGTTATGGTAGCTCTATAAGAATAGGATTCAATTGCACTCCCACTTTACCAACTGAGGGCAAATCTATGGAGATTTTTGGATATAATATAGAATGTGAGTCCACTGAAGATACTATGGAACAGGTGACATTATAATGGCTATCCCAGGCTTGTCAATAACAAAATTATATAATGATGGTACTAAACTATCAGAAGCTCAATTAGATGCTGTGAAGACTTCTATTGAGTCTTGGGCGTCTCAAGTAGTAGCGCGAGCCCCTGATAAAACTAGTACTGAATCAGTTTCAGGTACTTGGACTTTCTCCAATTTAGTAGCTTCATCTGGGATAACTGATACTAGTGGAAATCTATGGGCGTTCCCTACTACGATTGGTACTGATACTTTTGTAGGAAGAACCACTGCTCAAACGTTAACTAACAAGACACTGACTTCACCAACAATAACTGGGGGTACTATAGGGCCTGCTAGTCTAAATAATGTTTCAGCGTCAAATGTCACTATTGGTACTAATTTTACTAGTGCTGATAGTAGCACTACTCCAGATAGTAGATTTGATGTTTATCAATACACTAGAGGCCCTGTAGCTCATTGTTTAGTCACAGTTTCAGGAGGTACTCCTACATTATCTACTCGGTATAATGTGACCTCTGTAGGGGATACAGGTGCAGGAGATTTTTTAATAACATTTAGTAGAGCAATGTTGGATACAGCTTTTGGAGTAACTGTTACTTGTGCGGATAATGGAGCTGACCCCATTATAGGAAGTTATGACTCTTCCACTAAGAGTACGACTACAGTTCGTATAACTTGTAGATTAAAATCTACTGGGGCTCTCACAGATCCTACAGAATTCATGGTTGCTATTTATGGTTCTCTTTCTTGAGGTGAAAAATGGGTGGTAAAGATACTACAACTAAAGTTGAAATTCCTCCTCCTACTGAGCAGGAAATTGCTTTACAAGAATCCTTTAAGGCTGCCTTAGATGCATCTATGATGGCACAAGGTTTCTATAAAGTCAATAATAAAACTAATTATGGAATGTGGGGTAATTACAGCGGAGGCCCAGGGTCAGGCAGCGGTGGTGGAATGAATGGGCAAATAGGCAATGCTGGAAACAGACCCAGGATAGATATTGGCAGTATTTCTAGTAGACTTGGGAGGAAGAGTTAATGGCACTTAAAGAATTAAGATCTACTACTAGTACTAATATTTTTAATAGAACTCCTGCTACTAGTACAACTACTAGTACTGCACCAAAAGTGGTAACTAACACCTCTACAACTCCTACTGGGGGGACTACTTCTTCAGGAACTTTATCAAATTCTATAGGAAGCTCTCTTGGCGGGGGCTCCACATCTACTGCGAGTACAACTCCAACAGGTACATCCACTGGAGGAACCTCTGTTGTAGGTGGTACCAGTAGTGGCAGTGTTTTAGGAGGTTCTACAGGAGGTACTTCTTCCTCTTCCTCTTCAGGATATGGTATCCGCCCAGATGAACAACTTATTCAATCCTTAGAAGCTAAAGCCGCTGCCCTCAGGGAGCGTATTGCTACATTAGAGCCTGGTAGTCCTGAAAGGCTACAATTAGAAGGAGAATTGCAAAATATACAGAAGGATCTTGCTCCTCTTGTAAATCAGCCTAGAGAGCCTGTAGATGGCACTCAATGGATGAAGTCTCCTGAACAGTTAAGGAGAGAAGCTAGAGCTCAAGTTAGAGAAGATCTCACGGATGAAGCTTTGTTTGAAGCTACAAGAAAGCTTCTTAATGGAGATCTATCTTTTACTGCAGAACAGGAAGCTGGCATTCAAGGTATCATGGGGGACAGTTTTCAAGACGTAATGGATATGATTACGATTGAATATGCTAGTTCTGAAGAGGCTGTAAGAGCTGCTGTATTATCTCAGATAGATGCTGGGAATGCTCAAATAGTCGCTACTACAGCTAAAGGAATGCAAGAGATCTCTAGTCAGTTACTCCAAGGTAATACTCAATTATTGAATCAATTCAATATGGGGCAGGCAGATATCGAGTCTAAGTATGGGGTAAGTTTACAACAACTCCAGAATATGATGAACCTTGGAGAATCAGAGCTTCAAGCTCAATATGGAATTGGAAAACAAGAGTTAATAAACCAAGTTAATACTATTAAAACAGAAGTACAGAATCAATACGGGATTGGGTCTGCAGCTTTAATGGATGTATACGTTCGTGGACAATCAGATATCCAGAACCAACTTGGTATGACTATGGCTCAGATCCAAGACCAATATGGTAAAGGATCTGCGCAGATCTATGCAGGTTATTTAGCTGGTAGGGCTGACCTTACTGCTGCTTACGAGAGTAATGTTGCTCAATCAGTAGCTCAGGTTGGAGTAACCTTAGCAAAGATCCAAAGTGATAAAGGAGCAAGTCAAGCTCAGATAGACTCTACCTATCTTAATACTGTAGCGGGATTAGGAGCACAATATGGAGTAAGCCAGGAAGCTCTTAACACCCAGATAGCCCAAGCTAAAGGATTAGTGTCTGAGAATTTACGTATTCAGAAAAGAGATCTTGATTCTTCTGCAGAAAGATTAGGGAGATCTTCTACTGATACTGCCTTCCAAAGAGCTTATGGAGAATCCTCTAATGCTGCGTATAGTCAATTAGGAACTGCAGCTACAGGTGCTCAGAAAGAGCTACAAGCTGCTTTCTTAGGAGGCTTGTCTCAGGCTGGAGCTGCAAGAATAGGAGCTCAAGGAGAGTTAGAAGCTGGATCTGCTGGTGCTATTGGAATGGCTCTAGCAACAGGACTTGGAGTACAAGGGCAACTACAAGCGGCATTCCAAGGGGGATTAGGTCAATTAAATGCTCAGCAGTTAGGACAACAAGGCCAATTAGAAGCTGCTGCTCTCGGTGCAGTTGGGCTTGCTAATCAACAGGCAATAGCTGGGCAGAGTGGATTAGCTGCTACTTTAACTGGGCAGCAAGGCCTTATGGAAGCACAGCGTATGGCAGGGCTTGCTAGTGCTGATACAGCCGGATTAGGAGGACTTTCTTCTCTGTTAAGACAATATCAAGGGGATCTAGGAAACCTTCAACAGCAAGGTCTAGCAAATGCTGCTTTGTTAGAAGCACAACGCACAGGGGATTTCTCCAAGTTACAACAACAATATCTTGGGGGAACTGCTGCTCTTAATTCCGCAGCTCTAGGGGCTACTGGTCAGGTTCAAACAGCAGCAGTAGAGGGGCAGAATGTACTACAGGCTCAAGGTGCTGCTTCAATGGCACAACAGATAGCGGCACTTAGGCAACAAAAAGCAGCTGCTCTTACTAGTACTCAAGCAGCTCAAGGAGACTATGAAAGAAACCTTAGAATGGGGGTTGCTCAGCCTCTTATTGGATTCCAGGCTGGAGGCCAGTATGCTCAGTTGTTGAATAGTTTGCAACAACAACAGATATCTAACTTGAACTCTACGGCTGGAGCCTATGGGCAAGGAGCTGCTAATCTTGGTGGTATTAGAGCACAGCAACAGACCACAACTCAAACCACTCCTTGGGGAGCTCTAGATATTCTTGGTGCAGTGGCAGGTGGAGCTGGAGCTGCATTAGGTGGGTATGCAGCTTTCTGTCTACATCCTGATACAGAAATCGAAATGGTAGACGGTACTGTTAAGAAAGTACCTAAAGTTAAGTTAGGAGATAAGGTTAAAGGAGGTATAGTTATTGCGATCCAGAGAGTGCCTAGACCTACTACCCATATCTTCTATCATCACACTTTCTCTACAGGAGAGGTGTTGATGAGTAAAGGGCATCCTTATGAAGCAGAATTAATTGATATGGTGCCTTATATGACATCCCATAAAGAATACCCTTATACTTATGATATATTGACTTCTGAAGGGTATTATATTGGCAATGGTGTTAAACTTAAATCTACGATGAGATAATTATGGCTAACGGATTTGATAGATTGATGCAAGGTCTCGAGATGTTACGTCAAGGGTTCGCTGACGTAGCAGGTGAGAAGAAATCTAAGAAGAAAGCAGAAGCTGATGCTGAGAAAGAAGCTTGGGCTCAAGGGATAGAAGAACGTAAGACCAAAGCTATAGAAGCTCGTCTAGGGTTAGAAGCAGGGCAGCAACAATTCCAGCAGGGGATGGAAGAAAAGAAGTATGGGTTAAGAGAGAAGGAAGTAGGAATAGAAGCTCAACGTCAAGACCTACAAGCTAATAAGTTTGCTGTAGAACAGCAACAATATGAAGCTCAACAGTCACTTGCCTCTGCTCTTGCAGAGCAACAACCTGGGATGGCTAAACAACTCATGGCAGCTGGAAAAGCAGCGTTGCCAGCTCTTGGGCAGATATTAGCTGAGCAATATAAAACAGTAATAGACCCTGACACTATGAAACAGATAGGGAGGGCTGCTCTTAAACTCAATGACCCTGATCCTGAGGTACGAGAGACAGCTAAGAGGTATTTTACCTCCTCTTTAAATGTTCTTGAAGAAATTGAAAAGGTAAAGAACAAAGCTAAAGGCGGCACAGACGGTAACTATTTACGACAGATAACAGAAAATTATATCAAACCAAGAGAAACACCTAAAGAAGTGGATGTAAACCAATTTGGAGGTATCCTTAAAGAGTTTGGTAGTAACCCTGGAATGTTTAGCTCAGGTTCAATAAAAGATCCAGAGAAAGCTAAGGAGAAGATACGAGCAGAAGCAGCACGATTTGGCTACACTGATAGTCAAGCTACATATATCGCAGACAATCTAGTCTCTAACTTTGTAGGAACTGATCCTGACAGTCTTAAGTCAGCATATGGGCCTAATATGAAGATTACTGTTCCTCCTGAGATATCTTCTAAAGAGGCTGCTAGACTACGTTCTGAATTAGCTTCTGGAAATCAAGGGGCAATCCAACAGTTTTTTCAAAGTAAAGGTGGGATCACACAGCAACCAGAATCTCAGCCTACTGCTCCTACTAAACAATTATCCCAAGAAGAGGCAGCTACGTTAGACTGGGCTAGAAAGAACCCTAATGACCCTACTGCACAACAATTCCTCAAACTAATGGGGTATTAAGATGGCGTTTGATCCCAAAGCTTTTGCAGCAAAAAAGATTGCTGAGTCTCAACCAGTCACTTCTAATACTAGTGAAGTATCTAAATTTGACCCTAAAGCCTTTGCAGAGAGGATGATCAGTAATAGTGGCTTCAGTGAGGAAGAAGGGGTCATTAATAAGGTAGCTTCAAATAAACCTATGGGAGAGGCTCCTGCCGATCTACCAGTCTCCCCAAAGAAGAAGCAGATACAAGCTACAGATAAAGTCAATAACATGTACGCCTCTTACATTATTGAGAAGGCTAATGAGAATGGTGTACCTCCAGATCTAGCTATGGCTCAGGCTTGGCAAGAATCTAGGTTCAACCCTAGAGCTACTGGCCCTATGACAAAATATGGTCAAGCTAAAGGGATGTTCCAGTTTATTGATGCTACTGCAAAAGAATATGGAATAACTGATCCGTACGATTGGAAGCAATCTGCTGATGCAGGTATGCGCTATATGAAGGATCTTTATGGGAAATATGGATCCTGGGATCTGGCGCTAGCTGCATATAATGCAGGGCCAGGTAATGTGGATAGTGGAAAATGGAAAAGGTTTAAAGAAACAACTAATTATGTCTCTCAGATCATGACTAATGCTGGGATGACTGAGGAGACCCCCTCTACTAAACAACAGGTAATGGACTTTATAAACCCAGTAAGAGGAGCTAAAAACCTCGGTAAGGCTGTACTACAAGCTACTGTGAAAAGTGCTGATATGGCGGCTGGTACGCTCCAAGGTGTTAATAACCTAGCCACTAAGCAAATAGAACTTACTAAAGATCTAGTTGAATATCTAGGCGTTTCTCCTAATCTAGCAATGGATTATCTAAATGCTAGATCTGAGCAAGCAGAGGCAGCTAAGAAGGAGCTATCTGGTTTTAGAGAAAGTGCTAAAAATGTAGCTGGTAAGTTAGAACCTGAAGCTAGTTCCTCATTAGAAGCAGTTAGAAATAAGGTAGCTAAAGGTGGTGCCCAGGGAGCCCTCTACATGGCTCAGTTGATGACCTTACAAAGGTTTACTGGGCTTGGTGCTGCTACTACTATGGGTGTGCAATCAGGTCTAGAAAGTTATGGTACTACAGGGAATGCTCAAGAAGCTATTACTACCGGAGCTATAAGCGCTGGAATGGGTAAAGCTTTTGATGTCATTGGGAAGTTAGAGCTAAACCCAATAGCTAAAGCTATTGTATCTGGCACTGTAGGAGGGGCTGTTAGCACGGCTACAGGCTCAGATATGGAAGAGACCATAGCTCAGACGGCATTAGGAGCTGTATGGGGCTTTAAACCCAATGGTAAGCCAGGTGGTAAGAAGCTAGAGGAAGTTACCTTATCTAAGCTTAAATTTGATACTGACGGACCTTCTGGCACTGGTGGAGAACTTGGAGTAGGACCTAACAGAGTGGGAGATTTTGGTGGTTTAAAAGGTATTCCAGAAAAGATGTCTCCACCTACTTCTGTGAAGGAACAAGTTCTAAGTAAATTAAGTAATGCTAGAGAGGCTACTCCTCTTGAAGGGGAGACTACTGTAGATTTTCAAAGAAGAGTTGCTAGCTTAACCACTGAGGTATCTAGAGTTAGTGATCCCTCTCTTTCAGCATCTCAGAAATTATCTTTGATAAAGAAGGCTGAGACTTCCTATAGAGCCGCCTTCATGAAGAATTTCCCAGAAGTATTTACGGAGGTAAATGCTAAAGGATATGTATCAGAATCAGGTAAGACTTTAAGTAAGAACTTCTCGGAAAGAGATATAAAGACGGGTACAGACTTTTGGGAGAAACCTACTAGGTTAGCTGGGGTAGAGTCTGGAGTAGTCTACCCTAAAGTGCTTACCGCTCGTAGAGAAAAGATTAATGAAGAGATTAGATTAGACTCAGTAGTGAACTTTAAAGGGCTTATAAAAGACTCAAAAAAGAACGGGCTATCTGAGCAGGATATTATCTCTTGGCTGCCTTATACCAGGACTAGGACTCAAGGTATAGTGTGGGACGAGTCACCCTTGAAAGTAGAAACTAATGGTCAAGTTAAGGTAAACACTCCTGCCTTCCCAAAGGAAGGTAAGAGACCTACTATAGAGCAACAAGAGGTCATGGGTAAATGGAGAGCTGCATTTGATTATCTGCAGTCTCAAAGCAATGCTGAATACCTTCCAGGGTATGTTCCTTTATGGGAGAAGATTCCTAAACATAGTACTGGTAAGGGTAAAACCATACTCGGAGATCAGACTCTTACCTTCGAGAATGAGAGAACACATGGTGTGTTTGATCCTAGTATTCATGAGACTAATCCGTACCTTCTTTTAAAAAGATATTCCAACATGGTAGCTGGAGAAAGAACTGTAGGAAAATTAGTACCAGAAATGACGAAGATCTATTCTCAGCTCAAACTGCTACAGAAAGATGATGTAGCTAATATGTGGCTGGATGAAATGGGAGAATCTATGGGATTCCAGGACCCTAGGCTCGCTCGTCGTATCCCCTATAAAGAGTTTCAAGGGCAGAACCAAAAGATAATTGATAGATTGTCGGCTATGGCCTCTAACGAGAACATGCCCTTATTCGACGCCATACGCAATAGTGCATACAACTTCATGTATAAAAATGTTCTAGGCATGAGATTAAAGCCTCTGATAATGAACGAACTAAACGTTCCAGTTATGGCTTCTGGTGAACTGAAAGATTATAAAAATGTGGTCAAAGAATGGGCTAAACCTATTAAGAGTAAAGAAGACAAAGCTCTCATAGAGACTGTAAAGAGTAAACTATTTATTACCCAAGGAGAGCAGAGAGTCCTGGATATGCCAGGAGTTGGTAAAGTTCCTAGGGGGCTAGAGATAGCAGAAAAGATCATTACTGCTCCAGCTCAGCCAGGGACTAAAGTATTTGAAGCCATAGAAAAGAGTAACAGGCAGAAGTCATTTCTAATGTCTTATAAAGAGTTCATGGCAGAGCCTAACAAGTACAACTATCTAGCTCAGGTTCCTATGAATTCTGGAGAAAGACAGATAGTCCTAGATGTCTTGAAAACAGGTAATGCTCATGCTGCTGGTGTAGAGTATGGGATCATCAAAGCCAATAGGATTAACTTCTTTCAGGACTATGTGAATAGACCGGGAGTATTCAAAGGTAAATTGGGTGGAGTAATTCCATTCACTTCTTGGGGATCTGAAGCTTGGAGCAGATACCTTGCAGTAGACCAAGGGAAGAACACAGGTAAATCTTTGATATCTAATATAGGTAAGAGAGCCGCAATACCTGCAGTCCTTTTAGGGCTATTAGATTATTCTACTAATACAGATTTAGCAACTCAGCATCCTGCCACGTCAGGGGTGAACTTATTAAGCCCTACTATAAACCCTCTAGTAGGCAGTGTAGTTGATAACTTTGCTCAAGGTAAATATGTAGAAGCTGGTAAGGCTGGTCTTAATTGGTTGCCTGCTGTGAGTTTAATGAAGAAGATTGAGGCAGGTCAAAAAGGAGATGTTAGAGGAATGCTGGGGTTACCTACATCTAAGCTTTTTCATGGGGATGAAAACAAGAAACGTAAAGCTAAGCTGAGGAATAAATGAGGCCTATAGATAACATCACTATACATTGTTCTGCTACAGAGACTGGTAATGCCAAGTCTATACGACAATACCATAAAGATAGACTTGGGTGGAGAGACATAGGGTATCACTATGTAATTACTAAGGATGGTAAGGTTGAAGAAGGAAGGCCTATCTATATGTCTGGAGCCCATTGCCCAGAAGTAAATATGACTTCGATAGGAATCTGTTTAATAGGATTGAAAGAATTTACTAAAGAGCAATTCGATTCCTTAAAATTTTTAGTTGAAGATTTAAAGAGGTCTCACCAAATAAAGAAAGTATCAGGGCATTGTGAGTACCCTTCTGCCAGGAAGCAGGGTAAAAGTTGTCCTACTCCAACAGTCATGGAATTTATAAAGGATAATTGGCCATGAGTATGATAGAGCTTTTAGGAGTAACTATACCTGCAATAGTTGGGAGTAGTGTACTAGGAAGTATTGCGTCTGCTATAATCAGTAAGAAGAAGAATAAAGCAGAGGCAGATCACATAGTATTGGAATCTATATTTAAATGGGCGGATATAATGCGTCAAAGAATAGACGCATTAGAGTCACAAGTAAGAGCTCTTAACGAAGAGATCTCTAAGTTAGAGATTGAGAATATAGAGTTAAGGAGGCAGTTATTACAACTCCAACCTATCCATCCTATACAGACTCAGGACCAAGATTAATAATAGTTCAAGGATATGATGAAAGAAGTAACACAATTTTTTTTCACTCACTGGAAATTGATATCAATAAACTTAGTTGGGATCAGCTTGTTAATTGGATTCTACCTCAAGGGAAGGAAGGATTCTACGACGAAGACAGCTCTGCAGAGTTTAGAGAGTACTTTGAGTATGATGCAGAAGAAGGAGAAGATGGAGAGGGAGATACAATCGAGGAAAGAATTATTGCACATCTCAAGGGAAATAGCTCCAACTGATGATACTAGAGAGTCTTGTTTGTTATCTAATAATTCCTGGGAGTCAGATAAATGCTTAAAGTAATAGAAGTCATCTTATGGACTATCCTAGGTATAATAATCTTATGTGCAATGTTCTCTTGTTCCTCTAAACTCACAGCCATGCCAAAGCCTTATACTCCTGCAGTACGCCCAGTAAATGTAAAAGGAGGATGTGTCTGCGGAGAAGAATTACGTAAACTAATAGACAACTGGCAAGACATAAATGACGCCTTCAAGAAGTGTGTGGAAACTGGTAACTTTCAATAAGGTAGATAATAATCCCAATTAAACTCTGTCATATAGTTAATCCACACTTCTAAAGTTCTAACCGAATTATCAAGATCTTCTACTGTTTTCATAAGTACTCCTTTATTAGTCTACCTTGTATGAGAATCCAAGAATATATTTAATATTATCTTCTAGATCTATCAGAGTTTTCTCTTGACCACAAGCTATTGCTGCCTTTGTAGTATTACCTTTTACAGTAGACTCTCTCAAATCATCCAGATACTCCTGTCTCAATAAAAGGATATACTCTATAAATAACTTATAATCAGGAATAGTCTGACATTTCTTTACAAATCTAGCCAGCTTAGCAAAGTCAAACTCTTCAAATCTCTTTTGAGTTTTCATCTCTCACCTTAATATAATAAGTTCTTTCAAATTCCTTAAACCCTACGTTTTCTAAAGCTGTATACGCTGCTTCTGGATGAGAAGAAGCATCGGCATTAACACCTACTGAGACAAGGTTAACTCCCCTTAATCTAGCCCAAGCCATTACCTTCGATAATAAAACTCTTCCTACACCTACTCCTCTATAGTCAGGGTGCACATCCCAAGCTGCAACCTGACAAAGGTCTTCGTCACTAAAGGCGTAAGGGGCTATTGAAGCCCCTATCCACCCTACTATCTTATCCTCAGCTTCTGCTATAAAGCAGACTCCTTCTGGGCTTCTTAGATATCTATTCACAAACCAAGGTGTTGCCTTTTCCCCAGTAGTTTTAAACGGAAGTTTCTGATCTTTCAATAAAGCTGCTGCTAAAGGAGCTAGCGCAGGTAGATCCTGCATGGACGCTTTACGGTGTGTAAATTTCATCTTCATTGCATGTTTTTCCTTATGAGTTCTCTCATTTCTATATTAAACCTAGTAAGAGAACCTCCACTAGAAGGTATCATTAAAGAATAGAACCCGTCAAGACTTGAAACAGGGAGTGCATGACCTAACCCAAAACAATGCCCCATTTCGTGGGCATGCAGCTTCCAATTTTTTGCTGCAGAAACTTTAGTGATTGTGATAGTACAATTAAATTCTTCTGGAGTTTTAGTAATAAAACCTAGTGGTAGATTAGCAGTGAGATCTACAAATTTTACAGTAACTACTCCGTTATAGTTAGTTTGGTTTTGACTGATAAAGGTAAAATCTCCCATAAATAGATTCCAAGAATCTGCTGCCATGACTACAGCAGTATAGATAGCATCATTGAATACACTCTTTGGGAGATTAGACCTATCTATTACTAATTTATAATTAGTAGTAGAGCTAAAAGGCCTGCCTCCATAAAGAGATCCTTCTGGGTCTACCCTAATACTTTCCGTACCTGCAGGAAGATTGATATAAGATAAGTGCTCAGGCTTTGATAACCTCTGAGAAAACGCCTTTACCTTATAGGAAAAGAAACATCCCAGTAAAAGAAATACACCTATAAACTTTTTCATTTTCCCACCTCGTGCATTAAGTTATTACCTCTAAGAATCTTTTCTAATCTCACTACAACAGGCTCTATGAGACTCTCCACATAATCACAACTATAGAATTTATACAACTCAAACATCAAAGGTGAAATCACTACATGGATAACCTCATGTAGGGCAGAGTCCTTTAAGTCCTCTTTAGTATGTTTTGTAAAATGAGGATTTATATTAAGAGAAATCATTGCGTAGTTGTTATTGATATGGGACGCAGCACAAGTGCCTTCTCCAAGGTCTGCAGCTTCTACCTCGATATTAAAGTCTGGAACCAGGTAGAGAAACTCTTTAACATATCCTTTAAATAATTTGATAGCTTCCTTTTGAGAAATACTCTTCGAAGTTTTCTTAGTTTTAGCTTTACATGTAGACTCCAACTCTTGCTCCTGCATCTTCTGCATACATCAGTCTCCTGTTCTTGAAAAGTATTCTTTGTCCACAATCGAGGCTCACCCTGGAGGAAATGCCCTTCTCCAGATCTATAGGCTGCATTCCATATAGATTGTCTTAAAAAGTAAGCTTTCCTTTCTAAGAGGTATAACTCAGTCAACATCTCATCTACACTCTCTATCCCTTTCTTTGAGAGGATCACCTGAGTTACTTTATAAGGGAGGTAGTTAAAATCTATAAAAGGAAGCATTCTTCTAAGTTCATTATAAAATTTCTTTTCCATTATTCTTCTCAGTACGCCCAAAAAGGTTTATCTTTTTTAGAATCTCCGTGTGGATAAAGAGCCCTCGCTTTATCTAGAAGCTCTTGTCTTATTTTTTTAGCCTGTTCCTCAGTTTTCGATAACGCAAGTAAACAAATGGTTATATTATCCTCAGTTTTTTCAGCTAAGAGGAAATCTTGTAGAATCTCAGACATAAAAAGAAAATTCCAAGAATAGATTAATCTGCGCCATTCCTTATGGTTAGCATCCAAGTTCTTTTCCATGAACCACCACCTTCCCTTCTATGATCCTTAACAGGTCTACTTGAAAGTTACCACTCTTCCTTAAGTAAACATTAGCAAAACCATGCGACCAGTTCTGTGGGCCATTTCTTAAGTATGCTGGGTTAAGCTCACACAGGCAGCCGTTACACCAAGCCATATGGGATATAGCTTCGGGAGTAACTTTGGACGAGATTTGGATATCATGAAAATGACCATATATAACTGACGCGCCCATTGTATCAATATGTTTCGCAGCATGATGTCTACCTCCTCCTCTAGAGTTAGAGTCAAACAATGTATGCACTACTCTTAACTTACCTAGTTTGAAGATTTTTTTATATTGTTTGATT